GAGCCGCTGGAGCCACTTGTTCAAATGTGTCTGCCGCTGGCGTTGTAGTTGCACTTGGTGTAGAAGTTGTTGGTTGTGATCCTTTTGGAGCCATCATACCTGATGGTCTGTAGTACGCACCCCATCTTTCAGCATCATATGGTTGCCCATCTACTGATGCTTCAAACATTTCTTTCATTACTTTTAATTCTTGTTCACTAGGTTTCTTAGGAAGAAAATCTCCTAGTGTAAATAAGCCATGTTCATTAACTGCGGCCTGTTCTGCTTCTGTTAGTGCAGACTCTTTTCTTGCCCAGTTTGATGTTGTGTAATCAGCATAGCCACCTTTTTGTGTTTTAGTAACACGGAAATCTAAACCAGCATTATAGTCTGTTGGTAATTCTTCCATGTCTGGATCCATCAAACTTGACTTAATAATAGTAAAGATTTGAGGACTCATAATAAAACGTCTAATTGGATTAGCTGGTGTAGTATCATCACCTATAGGATTTTGTCTAACAAACCCTTGAAAGATGTATGACTTTTTCTTCCAATACTTACGACCCATTTCTTCTAGTGATGAATCTTTAAACCATGTTCTAACTTCTGCTAGAATTGGGCATGATTCACCCCACATTTCAATACACGGAACTTGAACTAATACGTTCTTGTTATCCATTTCGCCTTTAACGCCGTTAAATGGTAAACGAATCATGTTTCGTTCTTGCCAAAAGAATGTGTTGTTTGGATCTGCGTCTGGAAGGAATCTAATTGCCGCTGATTCGCCTTCTTTGATATTCCAGTGTGCGTAAATTGCGTTATCGCCACCTGAACGTTGATTGTTACTGTTGTTGTTTTCAGAAGCTTGTAATTTTGCTCTGATATCTGCTAAACTTGCCATAATGTATTTCTCCTTTATGTGCCATAATAATTTGCCTTAATGTGTGCCTAATAAAACACTACCTTAATAGTGTAATATAATTTATTTATCCCGTCAACGGTTATATTGGTATATTTTACCAAATGGTCGTAAAAAAAGCACATAAACTAAATTATGTGCTTCTTTTGAGGGTTTGTCAATACTGTTACTTTCTATAGTTTACCAAATCTACTATACGTCCAACTTGACTTTCTTCTACTTTATATACTTTACCATCTACTTCAAACTCATCTTTGCCATCACGTTTAGCGTTAGCAAGGGCTAGTGTAAACTCGTTACCTTCTTCTACATCATCTTCGTTTACTGCATCTGGTTCAACGTTTGAAATAGCAGTTTTTAATAGTTTACCTGTTTCAGTTCTAAACTCAACTGCTTCATCTGTTACTGTTTCAACAGTGCCTTTAGTACCTTTACCTGTAACAATTTGATCACCTACTGATGGTGCATACTGTTCTGTTACTTCTACACTTTCGTTAGCTTGTTTAAGAGCATCATCAACTTCAGGATGGTTAGTTAATCCAGGGTGTATAGCATCAATAGCATCTGTTGCGTCTGTCATATCACCTTTCATGTGCATTGCTATTCTAATAGCTTTTTGGATTTCTTCTTGTGTAAATTTTTCTTCTGCTTCTGCGGCTATGTCGCCTGCAAATGTTTTCATTTTACCAATGTATGCTGGATACTTTGGATCCTGTCTTAGTCCAGGTGTTTTAACTTCAGACCAATCAGACTTTTTAGTTTGGTATTTTTCTTCAAACTCTTTGTCTGACAATTCTTTCATATCCATAGCTAGGTCTTTCATTTTACCTTCGTCAACATATTTGCCTTCACCTTCACAGTCTGGACAATCATGTTTTTTATGTTCTTCATCGCGATAATCACCTGCACCTCGACAAGTTGGACATTCATATTCTTTGGCTTCCATTGGAACGTCAACATCTCTATCAGCCCATTCTTCCTCAGCATCATCTTGACATTCATCTCTATATTGCTCGTTTGAACACTTAGTTACATGTACTGTGTTTTGTTCGTTGTCTACCTTAGCAGTATACGTGATATCTGTTGGAAAACCACCTGGTCCAGGAACAGTAACTTTACCTTCAAATTCTTCTGGATCAAATCCTTCTTGCACTGTTGACTCTGCCCATTGTTCAAATTCATTAACTTCTTTCATTGACTTACCCTCTAATTCTAATTTAGTCAACACCGGTAATGCCGACTCTACTCTAGTATCTAATAATTTTTCTGTAAATAATTCACGAACTTTATCCATTGTTTCTTGTTCTGGAAGTTCAGTGCGTTGATCAAATGCTTCAAGTGCTTTATGATAACCACGTTTGCCAATCATTGATTTAACTTTGCGTTTAATAGCACCAAAGTGTTTAAGTCCTCTTTCTGCTAATCCGGCAGTTTCAGTATTTTGCCAGTCATGCCCACGAGCATATCTAGTAAATGCACCTAGTGTATTAATATCGCTAACTAACTCACATATATAAGTACCAAAACTATCGTACGGATTACCACCTTCACTAACGTGTCTTGCCATAGCACGACCTGCATATAGTTTAGTAAATGGTAATTTAAAACGTTCGCCCTCTGATGTTTCAACATATAGTGATGCTACATTTCTGTAACGTTGATCACCTGCTTCTTCGTCAATTGGTTTTGAATGTACTATTTTGAGTTTTGCTTCTTTTGTTTGTTTAGTGTATGATGTTTTTTTGAAACCGTAGTATTTAGATTCGTTAATTTCTCTATTCTCAGATACTTGTGCCATTGTCTGCATTGAATATTTAAGTTTATTCATATGCTTTAAACTAAACTCTAACATGTTACGTTTAGAAAAGTGTCTCAATTGATATAAAAAATCATACCATTCTTTCTTATGATCAGAATCCATACCTTTACCAAGCACGTCACCGTAATAAACTTCTAACTCTCCTTCAGGATTAACTGTTACTACTACTGTACCGTAACTGTTATCACCAACTTTATAGTTAAACGAAAATAGATCAGCGTTCTTTGGTTCAGTTGTTTCTTTACCTTTTGCGTCACGGGTTGTTAAATCAAACCCTTTAGCTACTAGTAAATCAAATAATTTTTGTCTTGTGGTGTCTAATGATATCATAAGTGTATTTATCTAAGCTGTCAATTAAATCATAATGAACGGAAGTGGTTCTACAACGTCATCATCGTGATCTCTTAGTTTATCACCTATGTCTTTATGATATTCTTGAAGTTGTTGCATCATACGTACTGCTAATATTGTTGCCATTACTAGATCATCATGCTCACCGGGTTTGGCCGCATAGCTTGTTCCATGTGCTACAAAGTTTTTAAGTTCGCTGACCAATGGTCTCGACTTAATTTTAAATTTACCTGACTCTACTAAATTTTTAAATTTAGCACAACTAGCAATCTTGCTTTTGTTTGTTGTATTAAATCCTTTACGGAAACGCCTGCCTTTACCTATTGCTTTTGTTTCACTTAAAAATGTTCCAGGTATTGATTGTTCTCCGTACTCATCTAAACTAATCAATGCCGCTTCACCAATAGTATTATTTTCAACTGAGTAGTAAATTGAATTTCTATCTTCTATTTGTTCATTCAGGTGTTTGATAATTTCACTAAACACTCTTACTTGTTCGGGTATAGTAGTTTTGTTATGTTTCCATTCTGCTATCTGTGTTGTAGTATTAGCATTAACAACCTGCATGGCCGCAAAGTCTCCTCCTGTTCCTAAACTTGGATCCCAGGAAACTACGTAGATGTCACCTTTCCTTGGTTTCTCATACCAACGCACTTGTCCCATTTGCTGAATTGGTTCTATTCCTGCTAGGTCAATTAGCTTGGTAGGTGCAATAAGTGTTTCGTCATTGATAATAAATTCACAATCCATCTCACGCCTAAATCGTTCATCTCCCAATGTGCCTCTTTCTCGTTTCGCCCATTCTTCATCTCTGTCTGGATGCTCGTTCCAATATGACCTATATGCTTTAAATCCATTAATGCCTAATTTTGTTTCGTTACCGTGCTCATCCTCGCACTTGTTTGCTTGTTTCCATAATAGTGCAAATTGATCTTCATCTGAGTTTGGTGTTGATGTAATAATTGCTTTACCACCAGTAGTAAGTGTAGGTGATATTGAAGTCCAAAACTCTCGAGCAATAGTAGGTCTAACAAACGCAAACTCATCACAGTATAACATTGATATTGACATACCTCGTCCAGTGTTTTCAGTTGTTGTTTGTGCTACTATACGACTGCCGTTGTCAAACTCTATTGATCCTTTATTGTAACTAACAGCACCTGCTCTGATATGATCTGGACATGACTCGTAAGCATATCTAACACGTTGCATAATTTCTTGTGCACCTGCATATTTGTGTGCGGCCACTAACACTGTTGCATCTGAATTGAACATAGCATACCATAACAAATAGCCTGCGGCTGATGTTGATTTGCCTGTCTGTCTAGGCATCATTGATATTGAAAATCTATTTTCGTGATATGCTTCTATTAGACGTTCTTGATATTCATATGGAGTATACTTCATGCTACCATGTACAGGATGCTGTATGGTAAAGAAGTTGCTCATAAAATACATTGGACCCATTACGGGATCAGCACACTTTTTAAATTCTTGAAGTTCTTTTTTTGTGAACTGTTGCTTCTTGTGTGCTTTTTTAATTAATACGCCGTCTAGTGATTTAGCCATGCTACTTCCTTGGCATTGGATTTTCACCTGTTAAGTGAGGTTGTGAGAACCATAACTTAAACCATTCTGGAGACCCTGGGCGAATATCATGTTTTTTCATATATTCACTTTTCTCCGTGGCAGTATGTGATATGTTCTCTCCCATTGTAGGAGTGTCATTTACACCTGCTAGTTGTTTAAGTTGTTCTATATCCATACTATTATTTAACGTCTATTGGTCTCTTTTTAGTGGCTATAATACCATAACTCATTTCAGTAAACTCTTCTCCAGACTTTTTATCTAGTGCTGTTGATTCTAAGTTGTTTGATATATCAAGATCAAACCCAGCTCTAACAAGTAGGTTTAATATCATCTTATCTGTTAATATAGAATAATGGTTTGGGTTTGCTTCATGATTTCTTACATTACCTGGTGCTGGTGTTTCAATATATATTTTAGCATCTGGTTTTAGTACTCTATTATACTCTAACAGTGTTATATAAGGAAATGGTGAATGCTCTAATACTTGTCTACAAAAGATAAAGTCTAATGACTCGTCTTTATCAGACAAGAAACTGATATCTTCATCTCTTACTTTATGCTTTTTCTTTTTGCATATTTCAAGATCTTCTCTAGTACCTGCTGTGCCTACAACGTTTTTATATTTTTCTTTTTTCATTATATCTAAGAAATAACCTGGACCACAGCCAACGTCTAATATATTTGCTGACTTTTTAAGTTTGAGTGGTTTGATCATAAGATCATATATTTCTTGTGTTGTAATTTTATGATAATCACTTTCAGGTTCAGCATACACCTGTGTTAAAATAAAATCATAATAGAGTTTAAATTTTACTGAATCAAATTTCATTGAGCATGTCCTTATAGTTGCTTGTTTGTTGTATTGTTTGTATTACTTATAAGGCTTTTTCTGTATACTCAGATTTTTCCCAACCTAATAAGTGGTTAGCTTTCCAGTCATTTTGTGTGAATGCTTTGAGGTGTTGCCATTGGTCTCTTTCACGCCATATCGACCTGGCCGCTTCTTCAAAGTCTATACGTTCTATACGATCTTCAAATTTATATAACTTATCTTGAAACTCATCAAAGTCGTTGAAGTCACATTCAATATGTAACACTTCAAAGATTTCACCGCTTTCAGTAATGTAGTCTAAATCAAAGTCGTAGCCCCACTGTGGTTTAGTACGCAACAATAAGTCTGCTTGTGGTATAGTTGATTTTAGTTCTTGGAGTTGTTCTCGAGCTTGCCCTTCATATGAACAACGGTGTAAGATCATAGCATGATCAAAGTGTAGTCTATCATGATCAATGGTCATCCATTCTTCTTGCCATAGTCTATGATTAAGTATAGGTTGCTCTATAGGGTGGTTTTCCGCTTCGTAGTAGCGTTGTTCTGCTTGACATAGCTCAAAGCCATCTTTGTCGTAATAACGAAAGTCTTTGGCTGTAAGTCCGTCAACAGCTTGTTGGCATCTAGGATTGCGTACTAATGGAACATCAATACGTTGAAACATTACGCTGGGTTGTCTATCAGTATTATGTTAAAAGTTGACGAACAGTCGTTACCTGCTGAACTAGTAAATCCTCGCACTTCAATGTCAGTTTTTTCTAGAAACTGTAAAGGAATTTTATAGTCTTTGGCAAACTGTTGTCCTGCTGATATGATAATGTCTTTGGCATTAAATCCACCATCACCAAATTGTCTGGATGTTAAAAGTGCTGTGGTGTCTGCGTTCTGAGCACCGGCACCTACTATCCATTGTGTTATATATGCTGTCTTACCTGCTGGCACTGTGTACAATGCCATAAATGTTTGTCCTAGACTACTACCGCCACCTGTGCCAACTTTTTGTATCTGTGCTAGTAAAACTCCGCCACCGCCTGTAGCTGAGCGAACTGATATAACACCTTCTGCTTGTCCTGTGCTACCTGTTGTTTTTGTAGTAACACGAAATACTCTTAAGAATTCAGCAGTGCTGGCCCCGTCATCTACGTTAACTTCTTCAGATATTTCATTGTATGTAGCATCAAGTCCTTCAACTGTTACAGTTCTAGCGCCGTTACCAGTGGGATTGTCGTCTCCATCACTTGATGTAACATAAACTGAACTTGCTGTTCCTAGGTATTCATATAAGTCACTGCCGTCCCAAATAGTTTCAATGTTTGCTGACATTGTGGCATTACGTCCAAACTTTTCAATGTATCCAACACCATCTAAGTTTCCTGCTGATAAATCAATTGACCAATCATAATAGTTACCTGTTGTACGTACTACTGGTTGACCAGCAGAATCATACTCCATAGCCTTATGTAGGTTTAATAAGTTAGTTTCTTGTGGGTGTACATAACTGGTTGTATTTTCTCTATCTGCCATATCTAATCATCCGCATATGTTATTCCTGAGCCTGCCTCAGTAAATTCTTCTTCGTAACTTGCATCTCCACCCGAATTAGTTTTCCAAGTAGCTAACCATGTTGCATAAGCTAACTTGGTTGTGGCTCTATCTGCTTTTGTATCTGCAGGAGTAACTGTATTAGTCGCATGAGCTATACCATTCGGATCTCTTGGATCGTTTGGTCTGTTCAATGCAGACTGATCAGGGTCTGATGATGATAGTGTAAGTGCCATATAACTATTTATCAGATTGTGTTGGAATTATTTTTTATATTTGTTTGTGACGTTCTTAGCAGAGCCTTTCCTATCTTTCTTTGGATCCTGTCTGCGTTTTCTATTTACTGCTTGTGCTATTGCTTTTTTACCGCCTTTGGCTCTTAAACTAGCCGCCTTAGACTTTGATAAACATTTAGGTTTGCCTTCTCCTTCTCCAGCATCTCCACATTTACCTATACGTTCGCCTTTAGTGTTATAGCGGTCCCAGCCGCCTCCTCCTGCTCCACCTTTTTTACCTTTGCCAAACCAAGCACGTAGATCTTCTGTTGTTCTTGATTTTTTAGGAGTTTTGCGACACTTCATTTTCTTGTCATGGGAACAATAGTATTCACCATACTGACAATTAAGTTCTGTTATGAAGTCACTAGCTCTCATTTCTTCTTGCTGTTGCCCCAGTTCTTAGCACCTACTTTACGGCACTTAACTAACGCACCACTAGCATATGCACTAGGCCATACTTTGTATCTTGATTTTACTTTGTGATAGCAAGCATCTTTCTTTCCAGCCGCTTCATCAAACTGTGCTTCTGTTAAGCCTTGATCTTCGTGCATACCAAAGTTACCTGACGTAGATGCCTGTTTAATGCCTTTTTCTTCAGCCCAAGCGTCTATTGACATAGCTAGTTGGAAATCAAGCACTGTAAGACCCTTAACGTCAAACGTAGACGTCTTTACTTTAACTTCTGTAACATCTTGTGTTACTTCTGCAAAGTGATCCATTTTCTCAGATAGGTCATTAATAAAGCCTATCATTTCTTCTGCTTGTCTGTGATCTTGGCAAACATACATTGTTTGTATTATTCTATGATCTAACATTTCCCAATCAGGAAGAAACTTGTTTTTAATTTTGTCAAGTTGCTCGTCATTAGGAACAAATTCTTCTACGTCATTGTCTCTGTATTTGCCTTCTTGAAATTCAGTAAACTTCATTTTTTCTTTTCCATTAGCTTAACAGCTTTGTTATAGTCTTTCATGTTAATAGCACCTTCACGTAGAAGTTTTTCTCTATTAACTAAATGCTTTGCTTCAACTTCGTTTTTTGATCCACCAAAGTATGCTACACAATGTCCAGATTCAATCATAACATCTGTTGCCATGTTGCCGTCATTGGTTATAAAGTCACCCAATATACGTCCAAACTTACCTTTGGCATCATACTTCTTACACTTTAGAACTGATTTTTTACCTAGCAATGATTTAAGTTTATCCTTTGCGGCTAACCCAAATACTTTTTCTACTTTGTCTCTTGTGCGACTTTCTGGTGTGTCAATGCCCATTATGCGAACACGTTCTTTAACTAATACTACGCCAAAGCCTAGGTCAATGTCTACATCGACAGTGTCGCCATCTACTACTCTTTTAATTGTTACTGCATATTCGTACATGTTAATCTCTTATATCTGCTAACATGTGATCTACAACTTGTACATCTTCTACCAATGCACTTTTGCAATTACAATCAGGACAGTCATAACACTCTGTACATGATTGACCGCAATGGCATCCACATCCACAGTTTGCACATTTGCTCATTATCTAGGGTATCCTTTAAAAGGTTGTATTGTTGATTGAGTGTTTGTATCTTCTGGTTCAGCACTAGGGCCTTTAATCATTTCATGACAGTCAATGCCTAATGCTTCGCAGGCCGCAAGATACATTTTCTTTTCTTCTTCTGTATATGTTCCAATAAAAAACTTATTTCCCATCATTGATTCTGAATCAATATCATCCATTGCCTCAGGATATCTTCCCATAAGCATACTAGCACGGTAAAGACCATAGTATCTATCTGCGTTCATTGCAGTCATTGCTCCTGGACTAGCCGCGGCATGTGTAGATATTGGTTTACCTGGTGTGTTTCTTTTCTCAGTAACAAATTCTTTTGCTTTCATATTTCTTCAGTGACTTCTATAATTAATTGGCCTTGGCCTTTTATTAGTCTATGATACTCTTCTGCTTGTATAAAGTAGCTTTGTCCATTAACTAATTCTTCTGGTAGTTCATTATCAAACTGTAACTTCCACCCTTTACCTTCTTTAACTACTATTCTTCTATCATTTTTATCGCGATGCCATACTAACTCTTGATCATCAACTGTTTCTTCAAAGCGTCTATACTTTACATTGCCTAAGTCGACTTCAAAATATGGATTGTCTTTACCAGTAGAAATTTCCGCCACCACTTAATCCTAAACTTTTAGCATATCTTGGAAGATTACAACTCCAATAACCTGCTTTGGTTTTATCTTTTTTAGTGTCGCATCTATGTCTGGCGGCAAAATTCTTGCGTGCTTCTGGGTCGCTTATTTTTGCAGTTAGCCCTGTAACGTTATCACCAAATGAAACTTTCTTAACATTACCTGTTTTAGGGTCTTTAACGTACACTTGATACTTACGTCTACCACCACGTTTAGGTTTGTTAAGATCTACATCTCTTCCTTGGTACTCTGCTTCTTGCATTGGGCTATCTAGAGGAACACGTTGTCCTTCATACATATCAAATTGACCAATGTCTGTTTCAGTAATTAATGCACGATCTAATGCTGTTAATTCAATACTACCTTCGTTGTACTGTTGTCTAACATTATTAAATAGCTTGTAGTAGTTTTCGCTACCTGCTCTAAATACGCTTTCAAAAAAAGGCACTTGGTTTGTCAAGTGCCATTCTATTGATTCTTTGATGACGTCTTTGGTTATTTCACCAATACGCATATTACTCGCCTTTGTATTCTTTATATAAGTCTGTTAGGCTTTCTTCTAGTTCTTTGCTGTCATGCAAAGGAAATGAATTACCTTTTAATGCTGACTTATCTTTAGGTCCATTTAAACCACCTGACTGTTTGTTTAACTGCGTATCAACATCAGTTGTTTGTGGGTTAGGTGAATTAGCTAGTTCTTCATTAGCTTCTTCAGCTTCTGGCTCTTCTTCACCTTTGTATTCTTCATAACCTTGTGGTTGACCAGCTAGTTGCATCATTTGTTTAACCATATCAACATGATCACCTTGAGCATTAATATTAACTGACTCTTGGCCTTCATCATTGATTGTTTGTGTTACTTGAACACTTTCATTAACCTGTTCTGCTTCTTCTGTAACTACTTCCTCTTCTGGAAGTTCTTCAGCTAGCTTTGATTCAAACGCTCTTGTTAGTTCATCTACTTCTGTTTCTTCAACAGCTTCTTTAGCAGGACGACCACGACCACGCTTTGGTGCGTTTGGATCTACTAATGGATCAACTGGTTCTAGTGAAGTAACTTTTGACCCTGTGTCTGTATATTTGTAATGTCTACGTTTACCGTCTAAGAATGTAACAGTAAATCCTGCTTCATCATCTTTGTACGGATCCATTTCAACTTGGTGACCAGCTTCTTCATGTTTTTTAATAATGTCAGCAACATGTTCTGGGCTATATGCTTCTTCAATTGACTCATATGCTTCTTCAACACCACATGCTTTCATAAATCTTTCTTTGTCAAAACGTGGATTCATTGCCTTAAATTTATTACAGTAGTCTTTTGCTTTAGCTGTACGATCAGCCATATCTGGATTATCTTTAAGTAAGTCAGCTACCATTTGGAAGTCTTTTCTAGTAGGTCCTTCAGCAACAACTTCTTGTGCATCGTCCTCATGTACTTCAATTTCTTCTTTAACTTCTTCTACTTCTTCTTTATCTTCTTTTTTGTCTTTTTTAGCATCTAGCATTTTTTGAAATGCCGCTTTCTGTGCAGGACTTTGAGCTTCAGTAATAACTTCTTCTTTTGTTTCTACTGACTCGTTTGTTGTTAAAGTATCACCAACTACTGCTATTGTATCAACACCTGCTAGTTTAGCAATGTCTTGTGGAGTTGATGTTGGAGTATATTCTGTGTATGTACTTTCTGCTGTTACTGCTGGAGTTTGTTCAGCAACTGCTTCTGCTGGTGCAGTAGTCATTGCTTCTGCTGATTTAATAGCCGCTGTTTGATCTTCAGTCGGAGTTTCAATCTGCTTTAATTTATCTAATACGTTTTGCATGTCCATAATGTTTAGTCCTATTATCTAGCTGAGCTTTTAGGCTCTGGCTTTTTGTTTTCAGTACTACCCACTGGACTCTTATCGCCCATCGGTAAGTCGTTAGTAGATTCAGCTTTAGGGGTTTCGCCTCCTGCTACTTCAAATTTAGCATCACCTGGATTTTCAATATGATCTTCTGGTTTAGCATGTTTTTCTTTTGCTTCTTTTTGTTCTTTAGTTTCTTCTGGGTAATCTTTTTCTAGTAAAGGAGCTTCTTCAGCTTCTGCACCTTCATTGTTTTCCCATCCATCTGCAAATGCCGAAGTAACAATTTTAATTTGTGATTGTGGCTTACGTGTGCATGCTTCAATCATTTGAAATAGTTCTTGCTGGCTTGCTGGATAATTTAATTCAACTTCAAACATACAAACTTCCATGTTTTTAACACCTGGAAAATCTAATGGATCTTCCATAACTGGAGTTGTTTTAGGCTCAGTCATTTTAATAATGTCATAACGCCCTAATTGTTCTTCTAAATGTTTAATACAGTCAGCATCACAGCCTCCTGCTACTTTAATTTTGTAAGAGTAAGTTTGAGCTGACTCTGTTAAATATTGTGTAAATGTTTTCATATTTTTTTATTCCCCTATGGTAGTATTTATGCTACTACTCATCTTTTGGTGTATCTTTTTTTAGTAATTCTTTTAGCAGTTCATTTCGATCAAGGACCATTCCTTCTCCTTGTTCAACATCATCTGTTTCGTTTCTTTTATCTTGCAGTTGTCTTTCTTTTTGATCTAGTTGTGCTTTCTTAAGTTGTAGATCAACCATACGTAACTTTTTGTTTATTTTAGCAGTTTTTGCTGTAATAGCGTGTCCTAGTAGTCCACTAGCAACACCAAATATCTCTGATGAAAAGCGTGAGTCTACATTCATACCTAAGTCCATTAAGTCTTTGTATGAATTTTTAGCCATATCTGCTAGGTCATCCATTTCATTGTCGCCAGCTTCTAGTCCTCTAACACTTGGAAGTGCATCTTCAATTTTTTCTATGTTAGTTAATGTTTCTTGTGGTAACTGTGGCTTAGCCTTTGTTTCTTGAGGCAAAGGTTCTGTAACATCAACCTCTTCTTTGTCTTTAGGATCTAAGTTAAATATTTCTTCTAGTTTCTTTGTCATTATCTTGCCCCACTTCTAAATATATCTTCTTCTGTAACTACTCTAAACCGTAGTCCGTTTTGTTTACACCATCGCATTGCTTGTTCCCATTTAGCATGATTAATTGCTACTGTTTCTGCTAGCCTACGATTTTGATTTTTACTTTCAATTATACTTTGATTTTTAGGTTTAATTTCTACCAGCTCTGTTATTAATTTACCTGTTTTGTCTTGGTACTGGACTAAAAAGTCAGGAATGTAATTTGTATTTTTACCTGTGAACGGGTGTTTGTAAGGGATCTTAACACATTCACTTGCCCACTTGACTACGCTAGGATGCGAATCACAAAATTGCATAAATGCACTTTCCCAACTAGATCGATAGGTTGGTGCTTTACTTCCTACAAATTTTTCTGGATTTTTTACAGTGAACTTACCTTTGTGAAATCTAGCCATTAGCTACACCTGCACGTTTCTTGCGGCATAGATATTTGGTTGTTGTACATTTGTAACGCCTAACAATGTTGCTTTTGATCTTAAACCATTAAGATAGTAAGCAATAGTAGCATTTACAGAAACACCATCTTGACCTTTCATTTCCTCAAGTATGTCTAATGCAGACTTTTCATACCCTGTAGCAATTTGAAATACTACTCCTGTAAAGTCATCTGCAATATTTGGATTTTGATATAGATCTAAAAAATATGCTCTAATAAGATCATACTCGTTAATATCTACTTTAATTTCTCTTTTATAGAAGCTGTCAAAGATTATTATAGATGCATCAGTGTCTGACTTTTTAATGTTAACTGTACTCATACTTCTATTTAACCCTAATTGTACTACTGGTTAGATTATCTACTGGTGCTGGCGATGTTCGTAGTCCAGAATCTGACAACGGTTTTTCTATTTTTGGTTTAATTTTGGCACCGCTCCTATTTGCAAAAGCTACAACTTCTGCATTACTCTTTGTAATATCTGTACTAATTTCTGGAGTTGAGTTATATACTGATCCATCAGGTCTTCTATAAACGTCTGTTACTATCATTCTTCCTACAGTTGCAGTTTGTGCAGAGACTCCAGCACCTCCTGCTGTATTGCTATCAGCTACCGCACCAACCACTACTCCTCCAGCATAACTAACATCTTCAAGAGTTGTTCTTCT